GTATAGACAAAGAAGATATACCAGAAGATATACCGTATCAAAAAACTATACAGGGAAATCTTTTTGTTGGAAGTAAAGAAATTATTAAAAGATTAAAAGAATCATTAAAACCTAAAAAAGTCTTACTGGAGGTAAGACTTCCATCTTCACCTTTGTTATCTGGTCTAAAACCATCACCACCACAGGTAGTTCAAGAATCTCCAGAAGTAGTTCGACTAGTATCACCTCCACCACCATCACCATCACCTCCACCACCATCACCATCACCTCCACCACCATCACCATCACCTCCACCACCATCACCATCACCTCCACCACAGGTAGTTCAACCATTACCTCAGCAACAACCATTATTACTATCACCTCAACTACAAGAGGTAATTTTACAAGAATCTCCTGTTAACGTTTCTTTATCTTCTAAAAATAAACCTGCTCCAGAATTAATTGAAACATCTGACTCGGATGTTGAATCATTAATAGACGAAGATGAGTTTTTAGAACAGAGAAAACAATATAAAAAATATTCAGACATTTCAAAGGCGTTAAATGAATGTATTGTTCAGACATTATTAAAAGTATATTAAGAATAATTATATTCAAATTATATTCAAATTATATTCAAATTATATTTTAATTATATTTGATAATATAATTAAAACTTTATTTGTTCTTCTATCAAGTTAAAAAAATCAATATATTCAAATTTTTCAAACATTGGCAAGCTATTATCCTTTATATAAGACTTAATCTCAAATATCGTGTCGTATATAATATCATGTATTTTATTATTATGATTAATCTTTTTGTTTATGATGTCGAGTTCCTGGGTATCAAAATCATTTTCTTCCGCTATATCGTTTTTTTCTAATCTATCCATTTTAGATTTATATTATTATCTTTTTAGAGCTATTATTATAAATAAAGACACAAAAATTATCAAATAATATGTCTTTTTTATACTTTAGACGTTTATTTTTTAAATTATTAATTAAAATATTAAACATATCCATTAAATAATCATAATAATTATTATACCAATTATTATAATTAGTTATATTTAATATATCTGACTGACTCATATATTATTTAATTAATTATTCTAATTCTTTATATTCATCTTTAAGTATTTCATCCAAGTCATCTTCATCATCCTGACTATCTTCTTCATTCTGTATAGAAGCTGGTGATAAAGATATATTAGATATATTAGATATATTAGATATATTAGGTTTCATAATCAAAAACTCAAATCCCATTGATGAAGTCTCTTCTCTTTCTTTTTTATAATTTGTTGTATCTAATTCTAATATATCACTTTCTCTATCTGATCTATTATTTTTCTCTTTATAATTTTGATATACCTCTGGATATGTTTTGGGAATCTCTTGATGTGTTTCTACAGGTGTTTGAGGTGTTTGTGGAGGTGTTTGTGGGATTGTTTGAGGAGATATTTGTGGGAAATATTTACTATTTTGATTCATTTGGTTCATTTGATTCATTTGATTTTGGTTCATTTGATTTTGATTCATTACATTTTGATAACTTGAAGAGTTAACCTTGTCAAGAAATTCATTTTGTTGTCTTTTTAGAGATGATATATTAGATTGAACTACTGTACTAAATTCATCCATTTTTTGATTGATAATTAATTTTTGTTGAGCAGTCATTGCTTCAAGTAGATTTATTTTTTGATTGATGAATTGTTGTTGATTTTGAATGGAAGTATCTATTGTACTTACTTTTTTATCTATAGTAGATTCGATATTTTCTATTTTTTTATCTGTCTCTTTTATTTTTCTATAGAGTAGATATGAGACAATTAATGATACTGTAAAGAAAAAAAAGAGAGCAATTGTTTTTATATCCATTGAGTACATAAAGTTAAATTTATTATTAGTATTATTATTAGTATTATTAGTATTATTATTAGCATTATTATTAGCATTATTATTAGTATTATTATTAGCATCAGATGATTGAGATATATTAACAGATTGATTTTTTACAGGACTTGCCATAATTTTAATTATTTAAATAATTAAAAATCTTTAAGCGTTAAATAAAATTTCAGTATAGTTTTTATTGGAAGAAAGTGTTCTAATCTTTTCATCAAAGGTTTTGATCAACTCAAATAGTTCTTTCTTTGTTGATATATAATAGACATAATTATTAAATTCTTTCAATTCCTTCTTATAATTTGATATTGTTTCAGAAGACATTTCTGGCTTTGTAGTTGAAGCAAATGTGTGATGTTTCATAGCATTATTTAGATTAGAAATTCTATCATAAAACTCTGTACATACTCTTTTTTCTTCGTCATCATAATCTGATGTCGTTTTTAGATAGTTGTAAACATTGTCATCAAGAGAATCAAAGAAGGCTTTTTTAAGACTCAATAAAAAGTCATTAACAGACTTGTAATATTGAGTATTTTTAAAGAGTGATAGATCAATCACAATATCATCGCTGAATTTTATAGAACTTTTATCCCATGTTTCATGATTATATCTTGTATAAATATAGTTACCTAAAAAATGTATAAATACATCATATTCTCCTCTTATATCAAGAATATAATTTGAGTTAGATATTTGGTTATATACCTGAAGAAATTTTGTAAATTCATTAATCATTTTATCTCTATATATATCTTTTAGTGTACTCATTTGAGGATGTTCTGACATTTTTATATATTTATATTTTAAATATATCTTTAAAAAGTAATATAAGTAATAAAAATGTCATCTTTGAAGGTTATTAGACTTGAAAATAACTCTTATATTCCTAAGAGAGGAACTGAACATTCGGCGGGATTGGATCTATTTTCTCCAATTGATACCACTATTCTTCCATCTGAGCGTATGTTGGTTAAACTAAATATATCAATAGAGTTACCACATGGAACATTTGGTCATATTCTTCCTCGTAGCGGACTTGCTTTAAAGAATGGTATTCATATTGGTGCTGGAGTAATTGATTCCGATTATAGAGGAAATGTTGGTGTGTTATTGTTTAATTTATCTGATCAGCCTTTTAATATTGTTAAGGGAGACCGTATTGCTCAGATGTTGATTCAAAATTATGTTATTCTTGAACCAGAAGAGGTTAGTACATTTATGTCTTCTACAGAGAGGGGTGTAGGAGGTTTTGGAAGTACTGGTAATTAAAAGATTGGTGTAAAATTAAAGTTTAAGAATTCAAATAATTCTTTTACAATGTCGTCGTGAAAACTTTTTCTGTCTAAGGTCTTGAGCATATTAAAATCTTCTTTTTTACAAGAATATTTATGTCGTCTTAATAATTGATAGAGTATATATTGTGTGTTAATAAAACTTTTTCTTTCTATTTTTCCAGTAAATTTAAATTTCTTATCGTAAAGATTAGAAATTTTATCAAAGTCTTCCATAAGTTGATTTTCTAAATATGATATGTCATCTACCTTTTTTCCTGTCATTTTATGATATATTAAAATAACATCTTCATAATGTTTGGACTGACCATTTTCTTTTAGAAATAGTAAAACGTGTTCCTTTGTAATATTTTGGAATCTTATCTTTTTGCAAGTGTTTTTCTCTCCCAATAGGCCATGACGATCAAATTGTTCTTCAAGATTTTTAAATACATTTTCATCTATTGTAGAGTTTTGTTTCCCTTGAAATTGATTAATACAGTCTTTGAAGTGTATTTTTCTTTCATAAGAATACTTACTTGACATGTTGATACGAGATATATCTTTATAGCTTAAAGATTTATAAGATTTTTCTTCTTGTTTACCACAGTTCTCACATATTTCAAGATTTTGTTCTTGTTGATTTATAAAACAAGAGAACCCACAAGAGCAATTCTTTTTTTCTACTTTTTTATTTTTTTCTATAATGTCTTCAAATTCTTTATATTCTATATCATATTTTCTTAAAATGTCTATATAAGAGTTAGATAGCTCATTAGATGGTTTTTTTGATTTTCCCATAAATGATATTTTATTTGGAATGAGATATTTATGTTGTTCGATAAGATCAGAAAAGTCCATAATATAAAAGTTTTGAATTATATTGATGTTTTCAATGTCTTCTTTTTGTTTATTTAATTTATTTATTTTTTCATTGATATCTCTTATCACATGTAATGATATATTTTCATTTGTTTTTTTTATCTCATTTAGATCTTGGATTTGAGTATCAATATTTTTAATATCTTCCTTTTTTTTATTCCAAGCATCTCTTATCTTTTTATCTATACTAAATATATCAATTTCCATCCAATTTAAAATTTAATATCTTTTTAACTTTTATTTGATTTTTTTTTCTCTTTTAGAAAAAAAAATTGAAATTTAAAAAAAAAATCTCGTCTATAATAAAAATGGCTATATGTACATCTAACTTGACTTCCGGTTTTATCGATCTTGCCACTTATGACGAACAAGAGAAATACTTGTATGGTGGCCCCGACGCTGTTGCTTATTTCGTTAGAGAAATTCGCAAGGCTACCTGGTTCACTCAGGTACCAGTCTGTCTAAGTGCTCGTTCTGGTCAACCCCAGTTCGGTCAGCAGTGGTCAGTCTCTATCTCACGTGCTGGTGATTATCTCTTGTATACTTGGTTGCGTGCAACCCTAAATTCTGTTACTGCTGCTACTGCAAATAACACATTGGCTTATAATCCAACTTGCAGTGGTGTAAATCCCCATATCTCTGGCGCCCAACCAGGTGCTCATGTTCTACGTTGGACCCGAAACTTGATGCATAATCTTATCTCTGAATGCGCTATCACTTTTAACGATTTGGTTGCTGCTCGTTTTGACAACTACCACTTGGATTTCTGGAGTGCCTTCACTGTTCCAGCTGGCAAGCGTAATGGTTACAACAATATGATTGGTAACGTCGATGCCCTAACTAACCCAGTAGCATTGGCCTTCCCATCTATTGCTCAATGCTTGGGTTCAACTAACAATGCCATTAACGGTGCAAGTGGATTGATAAATGTTAACGCAAATGGTCAGCAGGTTCTACCCGCTGCTACTCTAAACTTGCCACTACCATTCTTCTTCTCGCGTGATTCTGGTTTGGCTCTACCCACTGCTGCTCTACCATACAATGAAATGAGAATTAACTTTGCCTTTCGTAACATTTACGATCTATTGACTGTTGATACCTACACTGCAGTTGGTGATGTTGATGCAGTTGGTGATTGTGGTTACTGGACTTCACGCCCAGCTCAGCAATCAGATTTGGCTACCAGCGCTGATGCTGTTATGGGCCCAGTTAACGTATGGGCTAACTATGCTATCGTATCCAATGATGAGCGTAAGAAGATGGCTTGCGCCCCTCGTGATATCCTAATTGAACAGGTACAGACTGCTCCAGTCCAGAACTACAACCCAACTACCTCTGCCCCAATTGATATTCGTTTTTCACATGCCATCAAGTCTCTATTCTGGGCTGCTCGTAACATCACCAACCCTGCTTCTTGGTCTAACTACACTACCAGTCAACAGTTGCCCCTTGGACCAATTGATTGCGTATCAGTTGATAACACTATGTTTGGTGTTGTTGATTTTAACTCTGGTGTTGATCCAATTGCCAGTACTTCTCTCATCTACGAGAATACTCAGCGTCTATACCAGATGGGTTCAGACTACTTCTCGCTTGTTAACCCATGGTACCATGCTCCAGTCATCCCTCTCGAGACTGGTTACCATCTCTATTCCTACTCACTTGACTTCTTTGCCATAGATCCAATGGGATCAACCAATTACGGCAAGTTAACAAATGTGTCAATTGTCCCACAAGGATCCAACGATGCAGTCAGTTCACAGCAGTCTTTGTCCAACCCATCAGGTGGTTCATTTACTGGTGATCTACTACCAGTTGCTCCCCTACAAGGAGCTGTAACATCTGGTTATGCTGCCAAATACTGCTTCATCACCACCGCTGTTAATAATAATATTATTCGTATAAGCGGAGGCGCGTTAGGCTTTCCAGTCTTATAGATTGTATTTCAACCACAATTATACTTCAAAAAAAAGAAAAATATTTTTTGTATTTATCACAAAAAATATAAGAATAATATTTCGAAATAAATTCAAACTAACAAGTTACTTGAAATTTTTTCTCCTTTAATAAAATTAAAAAATTTTAAGTTTAATTTTTCATCGTAAATCATAACTTTCAAATTATATTTTTCCAACGTATTTTTAAACTTGGCATAATTTTGATCAAGATTTATATTGTAAGTATAAACTGACTTTACTTCAACAATAGTATCAATAGACTTTATATACATATCTGGTGAATAAATATGATATTTATTATCTGTATAAATATACTCAATTCTTGGAACATCTTTTCCAAAACATAAATCATCTTCACAAAATTCTCCTAATAAATAATCAATAGCATACGGTTCCCATCCTTGTACATATATCTTTTTTCCAGATAGAAATTCATATAACTTGGTATTTTTACTCTTTGCTATCTTATCAAAAACAAGAGGATATTGAGAAGCATTTCTTACACCGTATCTTTTCATACAAGTATCTTCATATTTTCTAACTTTACAATTTTCAGAGCACTTCTTACCTCTTTTAATATCAAAAAGAACAGACTCGTATTTATCATTTCCACAAACACATATTACTCTTAATTTTTGTTTATTATTTTCATATTCTTTCTCTTCTGTTAATAATTTCATTCCTTGATCTTCTACTCTCTTTTTAATCTCTTCATAAGGAATTTTAAACTTATCATTCTGACATTTTGGACAAGTATTTGTTCTATTTTCTCTTTCTAAATTACAAATAAATGTGCTTGAGATATTTCCACAGTTTCCGCAACTATACTCTACTTTTTTAGTACTAAAGTTAACACTAATAATATCATGTCCACATTTATCTTTTATCTCCTTCTTAAAATCCTCGGACTTGACATTGTTCTCAATCTCTTCTTTACATACCTGACAGAATTCTTTTGCTTCTACCTTTGATTTCTTGTTACCAAAAGAAGCTACTCCTAATGTGTTTATATGACCCTTAGATTTACATACGAAAGTTATTTTCTTATCTTTGGTAAAATCTTCTAAATTCGTTGGAATGTCAAAGAATTCCTATAAGAATTTGCAATAATTATTGTACTTGGACATTTTAATTATTTTTTATTAATTAAAATACAAAAATCATTTTTAAAGTTTATTATCGCTGCAAAATAATTAGTTTCTAAACCAATTTGAATATTTCTTTTTCCAGCTTTACATAAGTGAGTTGCATTATAATTATAAATTTATAATAAAGAAAAGAAATGTGCTATAGTTTTAGGACATCGTTAATATCATATTTAATAGGAATGATATCTGGTATAGTTGCCTTATTTATTGAAGAATATGTAATAGGAATGTTAATTTTATCATATTGTCAGATACAGTTAGCAGAGGCAATAATATGGAAAGGAATTGATACTGATAATAAAAATTTAAATAAAACTGGTACTCTTTATGCTAAATATACTTTACCTTTTCATCTATTGGCTGCTGGAATAGGAATCATGATAACTCCTCTAATTCTAAATAAAGAAAATAGAGAAAATAGAGAAAATAGAAAAATAATAATACCCTTTATAATAGGTTTATTATTTTATATAGGTATAATAATATTCTATTCGTTTCCAAACTCTATAAAACAAAATATGAAAGATGCTAAAGATGGTTTATCTTATCCATATGATAGATCATGTATGAAAATAGACTTCAGTGGCCTTTTAAAGATGAATGGTATATTTTACAAGTAATAATACTTTTTTCTATATTTATGTACTATCTTCCATCTCAAAAAACTATTATTTTAGTTTTATTTTTTGGTTTAACTTATCTTATATCAAAAGTAACATATGAATGGAGTTATTCCAGTATATGGTGTTTTTTATCAGCTATATTATCTCCTATTCTTGTTTTAACATTATTTTATATAAAAAAAATAAAGAATTAAACGTTATATATCTCAATAAACCTTAAAATAACAATAAGAGGCGATAATATTATTCTTATAAGAAGATAATTATAAAAAAACAAAGGGCATTTATTATCTGTATAATAATATTTAAAAAAAATGACTGATCCTATTATAGCCCATATTAAAATAATAATATTAATTATATATCCAGAATACTTTAATAGTTTTCTAAAAAAGGTATTATCTGTATATACTCGGTTTAAAAGTATTAAAATAAAAAGATGTAAATAACATACTATTCCATTTGTTGTCATCCAATCATTAATATTTATAGAAGAGTTTGCAATGCAATTATCTTTGTACATAATTCCTAAAATTATATCCATAAATATCATAGGAACAGTTAATAAAAAATAAAGAATGAATAAACAAGAAGAAAAGATACATATATTGCATGTATCGTCAGTAATAATATTATTGTTGTTTTCTTGCTCAACGTTTCTTAATTTTATAAAATTAACAATCATTCGTATAATTAGGATTAAATTGTACTATTTTATAATATTTATAAATCTTTAAAATATTAAAATATTATTAGATAAATAAATGCGAGAATTGTTTTATATTATTTATTTAGTAATAATATTATTGTTGATTATATCTTTAGTGTATATTATAACAAATAAAAGAATCAGAAGATGATACAGGACCTAAAGTTATAAATAGAATGTATAATATAACATCTTATGTTTCATCTAATTTGGATAAATATCAACAGAAAATACCTTTTAAAATACATCAAACTTATAAAACTCATAATATGGATATTCAGTATTATCAATCTTGTATGATTAATCGTTACATGAATTTGGAATATGAATACTTTTTTTATGATGATATTATGGTATCGGATTATATAAAAAAGAACTATCCAGAATATATAAACTTATATAATAGTATTATTCCAGGAGCTTATAAAGCTGATTTGTTTCGCTATATGGTTTTGTATAAAGACGGTGGAGTATATTTGGATTGTAAATCTTCTACTATTATTCCCCTACGAATGTTTATTCCAAAAGATATAGGATTTGTTTCTTTTCTTGATAGAACTCCTGGTACAATTCATATATCATTTATTGCTTCTGTTGCTGGTCATCCTTTATTAAAAAAATTTATAGATAAAGCTTTTCATAATATTAAGAATAAATTATACGGAGAGTCTTCTTTAGATATCACAGGTCCACGTTTATGTGGAAGAGCCTTAAATGAACTATTAAATAATAAAGAAAAAAAAATAGATATAGGATATTATAAAAATATTGATGTTCTAATAATAGGAACAATGAAAATAGATGAAGATGGGTATGATATTATGGTTGATGAAATATATGAGAAAGATAGATTATTAGTTTCAAAGGCATGTTGTTCTTATTATTCAAATCGTTTAAAACAGACGAACTATTATTCTACTCTTTGGGATAATAGAAAAGTTTATAAGGTGTTAGAACGCTCCTTAAATTAAAAATGAATTTTATAGGTTATAAAAGAATATAAATAAAATATTTAAATGACCAGTCCAAAAGAGTTAGATGATAAAAAAATTGACTTTTATTCTTTAGATATTAGAGATATCAAAGAGAAACTTTTTTTTCATACCATAAAAAGAGATCATTGTGATATTTTAAAAATTGGATCTTTAAAAGAGGTATGTATTTATTGTAAATATTATAATTTATCTTCACAACAATATGGTCCATTATTAGAAAGATATATCATAGAAAAGTTTAAATATATAAAAAATAATGCTAAGGATTGTAATGGAGATTGTTCAAAAAATACCAGGAATTTTGAAATAAAGATTTCCTTTGGAATTAGTCAGAAGAGTAATAGTTGTAAATTCAATTTTGTCCAATTACGTTTAACTCAGTATTGTGAATCTTATATATTGATATGCTACCAATTATCCCCCGAAAATATAGAAGAAAATTTGGGTGAACTATATATTTTTAAAGTTCCTAAAGAAGAATTAAAAAAAATTGTATTATCACACGGAGGTTATGCTCATGGAACGATAAAAGTAAATGGTGTAATGACAAGTGAGTCAATTGATAATACAAAGAATGAATACGCCATTAGACCATCTATTAATGATGAATGTTGGAAAAAACTTATGATATTTAGGGTATCAGAAGAAGATCTTTAAATAAAAATGAATTTCAAGTAAAATATTTTAAGATATTTAAATATTTTATCAAGTTAGAATGAGCAAAAAAAATAGCACCAATCAAGTACGAGATGATGGTCATGATAAATTTTATACTATTCCATCTGTTTCTAAAAAATGTATTAATAAAGTTGGATCTCGTTATAACTGGGATGATTGGGATTTAGTTGTAGAACCAAGCGCTGGAGATGGTAGCTTTTTAACTCAAATCCCAACAGAAAAAAGAATTGGTATCGACATTTTACCAGAACACAAAGATATTGTCCAACAAGATTTTCTTACTTATAATCCAAATATATCATCTTCTTCTTCTATTCTTGTTGTTGGTAATCCCCCATTTGGTAGAAATAGCTCTCTTGCAGTTAAATTTTTTAATCACGCTTCTGATTGGGCAAATGTAATAGCTTTTATTATACCAAGAACTTTCAGACGTATAAGTATTCAGAATAAACTAAGTCTAAATTTTCACCTTGTATACGATAGAGAAATAAAAACTGATCCATGTGCTTTTAATCCACCAATGATGGTTAAATGCTGTTTTCAGATATGGGAAAAAAGATCCGAAAAAAGATCTATTATTAAACTTTCAACTAATCATAATCATTGGGATTTCTTAGCATTTGGTCCAAAAGACAACAAAGGACAACCAACCCCTCCAAAAAATGCAGACTTTGCTATTAGAGCTTATGGAGGAAAATGTGGAGATATTGTTTTAGATAATCTTGACGCTTTACGTCCTAAAAGTTGGCATTGGATAAAGTGTAAAATTGATATTGATACTCTTCTAACAAGATTTAGATCACTTGATTATTCTCTAAGTCTTGACACTGCACGTCAAAATTCAATTGGAAGAGGAGATCTTGTACAGCTTTATTCTAAAAAATACAAGTCATATTACATAGAAGACAGTGATATTGATGATAACAAAGAATAATCGATATATTGTTTAATAATGTGGTCCATAACGTCCGATTTTTTAATAGTTTTATTTTAAAGAATAATAATATTTATAAAAATATTATTATAAGCTGTATCTATGATAAACTATACAATTTATAATCATACTTATAATCATACTTATAATCATACTTATAATCATACTTATAATAGTTATAATAAAACTAATAAAGATAACGAATATGATATTATTTACATGTTTATTTTATTTATAGGATATGGATTACTATGTCTTGTTATAATTAAGATAGCTACCACGATTGATGAATATATTATAAATAATGAAATGATTTAAATGATTTAAATCATTTATCTCTTTCCAAAATACTTCTTACAACTTGGTCTCATCTTTTTAACTTGATTATAAGAAACAGCTATAGCTTGTTTTCTTGACTTAAATACACCATCTTTATATTCATTAAGATTAATACTAATTTTTTTCTTTAAAAGATTCTTACATCTTCTTTCATTACTACTCATTGATTTCTTTTTTGATTTTCTGGAAACCCTTCTTGACTTTCGTGAGACCCTTCTTGACTTTCGTGAGACCCTTCTTGACTTTCGTGAGACCCTTCTTGACTTTCGTGAGACCCTTCTTGACTTTCGTGGATCACTTTTTGATTTTCTGGAAACCCTTCTTGATTTTCTGGGAGAACTTTTTGACTTAGGTAAAGACTTTCTTGACTTTCTTGACTTTCTTGGAGCACTTCTTGACTTGGGTGAGGCACTTTTTGTTTTTCTTGAAACCCTTTTTGATTTTCTTGAGACACTTCTTGACTTGGGTGAAGCTCTTTTTGATTTGTGTAATGGTTTACGAGATGGCATTTTATAACTTAAAAAATAAATTATTTTATATTTTAAAAATATAAAATCTTAACTATATTTATCCTTATTTGTAGAGTATTGTCTCTCAATTATAATAAAACTTTCATCACTTGAATCAAACATCTTTTTAAGATATTCTTGTATCTCCATATAAATATCATTATTAGGGTATTCTCTACATGTATAAATATCCATAGAAGCATAGTTTTTTTCAGGGAATGTGTGAATTGATATATGTGATTCAGATAACATATAAATTATTGTTATTCCTTGGGGGGTAAATATATGTTTTGCTTTATTTAAAATAGTATAATCATAAATTTTACATATATATTCAAACATATTTTCAAGTTCTTCTAGACTGTTAAGAAGTTTGTGATTCTTGATATTTTTAATATCACAAATAAGATGCTTACCAGATGACATTCTTTATTTATAAAAACACATTTAAATTATGATTATAATATCTTCTGATCAATATTCTAATTCAATATTCTAATTCAATATTCTAATTCAATAATATGATCTTATATCAAAAGAAAGCTTAATATAGTGTTAGAATGGATCGTAGTGTTGGGTATGACTTAATTGATTATGGGAATAAATCATTCTAATGTATTCTTTATTTATAAATTATAAAATTATCATCATCACTATCAGCGTAAATTATGTCGGTTATATCTTTGAATAGGAGATTTCTTGGTGTTCCTATATTTTCCTTATTTATATAATTTTCTATTAAGTTTATTATATAAATAAATTTATTCTTTTCATTTGTATTTATAGGAGATGATATAGGAGAATTTAAATTATCGATGTTATTGTTAGTTGAAAAATCATATATATTAATATTTTTTTTATTCATCATAATCTTATATCTGTAAAGATGTTTTTTAGGTTTTTTATATAAGTCTGAAACAAGGCTTATATAAGTATTATAATTTTTGTAAGATATATTATAATTGTTTCCCATATTTATTATAATTTTTTTTTAAAAATGAATTGAATTAAATGTTTTAATTTAAAAAAGAATAGTCACATTCAAAAATAACAAATATGTTATTGAAGTTAATGTCAGGTGATGTTATCAAAATTGATGAAATTGATGAAGTTGATAATATAGATTTAGAGATTCCTTTTTTGTTAAAGAATATTTTGTTAGATAGTTATCAAATTAATGTTGTTCCCGAACAAATCACTTTTTTTAAAGTAAACGAAGATGATGAATATTTTTCTGTTTTTATAGAAAACATTTTTATCAGTATCTCTGAAGATCTTTCTATCAAAGTTAAAGATTATGTTGGTGACTCATATCAAAGATTTATTATTTATATAAACTCGTTAGAATATAAAGAGTCAGTTGTCTTGTATAAAAAAGAATTACTACCTTGGCAGACCAATACCCAAAAAGTTTTTTGGTTAGATTATGGAGACATACTTATTAAACATTGTAGTACCCGCTTACCAGGTCACTCAAATACATTTATTACAGCACAAGTTTGTCCTAAAAAACATTCTAGTCTAACGGAAATTTTTAAAAATTCTGATACTAAAAATAAGAGTTACACTTATAAACTACTAATACAAGAAATTGAAAAACATGGTATTACCAAAGAGCTTATCATCGAAAAACTTGTTAAATTTTTTGAGAAATAAGCCGAAATTAAACTAATATGTATAAATTATAAAATGTAGTATTGGTGGAAGATTTTAATAGTCCTGCCTGAACAAAGTCTTCAGATGATGTTTTTATTTGGTCATTCTCTTAGAGTCTGCCTAAAAATAACTTAATATTTTAAAAATATTAAGTTTAATTGTATCCTTCGTATTTTAAGACAGCTTTCTTTATATACAAGTCAAAGTCTTCGTCTGTGATATAAGTATGAAACTCTTCATACATTTCTTGTCTAATATGTGATATATTTTCTCTAAAGAATCGTAGGAAATTTCCTCTTAGATTATAATGGATATTAGTTATTGTCATTTCGTCAAGAATTTTGTCAATATATTCTTCGTCTTTTAATCCTTTTATTTTGTTAGTCAATCTTGCTTCCAAATTAGAACATATTTGGTCTTCAAAACCGATTGATATACTCATATCTTTATCAAACCCAGATAGTGTATTAACAAGACGTCCGGCAAAACCAGTAGAACACTTGCTATTACTTTCATCTAACTCTTCAACAAGTCTTTTTAATAATTCATCTTTGAATGGAGAATCTTGGATATAAGACCATACTTTTATCAGGATGGTCATGAGAGTTACGTTAGAGTTACCATATACTGCTCTGTCAAGACCTATTCGGATGAGAGATCCTTCTACTTTTTCTTTGAGTTCTTTTTCTTCTTCTTTTATGGATTTTAGAATGGTATCTTTTATGTCTTTGAAAACATAAGTCTTTTTATCTTTGGGATGATAGGCAACTAATTTATCTACAATTTCTTGTATGGATTGTTCGATGTGTCTGTTATGGACATTTTGTTTATTCTTAAAAATGTTGTTATTATCTTCTCCACCTAAAGCAACAATAACAGCACGAGCAATGTCTCTTATTTCTTCTTTTCCATATTGCATAAGAATATCACATGAATCTGCTCTAATATCATCTACAAGATTGTGGTCATTTGCTACTTGTAATAGAAAGTTTTCTAAGAATGAGATGAGTTCTGGGTTATTAATATTACATTTTTCGAATAGGTATTGACAGGAAAGAATTCTGTATGTAAATGTATTTTTGTCTTCTTTTATAAATCTTACACATGCTTCGTGTGCATAGTAAATAAATTTTTGTATATTTTTGTCTTGAATTTCAATCTTTTTCTTTCTTTGTATTCTAAGAGGTATTGCTGTTTTTGATGCTTCAAAAGTAGATTCAAGTTTTTGTATAGTTCTGAATCTGTAAAGTTCTTCGATAGAATGATCGTTGATAATAGAGCAGAAGTATTCCCGTGACTGTTCTTTGAATTCGTCGCTTTTCATGAGGAAGATAACGGTTTCAACTCTTATAGGAGTTGATAGATTTTTTATAGATTCTTGTTCATTTTTGAGCATATTATTAATGTGTTGGTATCCTTTTTCTTCCAGATTTTTAGCACATTCAATTCTGTAGGTAATATCAATAGGAGTTGTTTTTATTATTTCAGAGAGATAATCTTCTATGTTTTTGGTTTTTGAGAAGAAATACATTCCAATAAATTTACTTATAACTTCACCAAAATTACAGTTAATATCTTTTTTACAGTGTTCGTGATAGTGAAGAAGATATTCGATACGAGATGTTAGAGGAATAAAAAGATTACAGCATTCTTCTCGAAGAGTTTCTATATCTTCTATATCTATTTTAGAGCTTTCTTTTGAATCATGAGATGCGTTTTGAGTTTCTAACGTTTCTAAAATTGTAATAGTGTTTTGAATTCTGGACATATTTTATAGTTTATAATATTTTTAAATACTATTTAATGATTGGACAGATATAAAAAATATTATGTCTTTGAAAATACCAGAAATTTCATATATTGGAGATCCCTTGTTATTCAATGAAGAAACAGAAAAAAATATAGAATTTTATTCTGAAAACTTAAAAAATTTTAGCGAGAATCTACCCGAGTTTTTAGAGTTTCATTCATCTTTTCCACATTGTGGGAAACAAGGAATATTAGGTCTATTACATTTGAAAAATAATAGCAAGAAAAAATGTGTTTATAAGATCAGTCAGTACTTGAACTTTTTAGTTAATCAAGAACATTTGGTGATGCAAGGATTAAATCAAATAAGGTATTTTTGTCCTCATTTTTGTAAAACATATGGTAAATTTACGACAAATATTAATATTAATTACAGAGAAGAAGACAACCCTTTTGATTACGAAGAGAAGAGTAAAAATAGTATACAAAGCGAAGTATTATTAATGGAGAATATAGATGATGCACGAAAACTATATAGATATATTAAGAATGATAATGTTAATCCTGAAATTATAATGTCTATTGTAAAGCAGACTCTTATTTCTAATATTATTGCCTATGAGCATTTGAAATTTACTCACTATGATATGCATTCTAATAATGTTTTGATAAAAAAATGCCAACCTAACTCTTTATTCTTTTATATATTGGATGATAACCGGACTTATCTTGTACCGACTTATGGATATTATCCTGTTGTTATTGATTTTGGGTTTTCTTATAATAAAAACAATGAAGATAATCCTTTGTATGAAGGGTTAGCTCATACAAATATAGGATTTATACCATCATCTCATGATCAGCATTCAGATCCAAAACTATTTTTATCAAGTGTAAGTTATGAGATGAAAAAATACAAGAAATCTGATATATCAGAAAAGTTTAGAACACTTGTGAAGAATATTTATGAAAAATGTAACATAGACTTGGAATGTGGTTGGGATGATAGAGAAGATGATCCAAGTATTAGCGACTATATACTTAAAAAGATGAATAATCAGTTTAGAAGATCGAGTTTTTTTAAGAATAACGGACATCATATCGTAGACTTGCTTCAAACACTTGTAGACTTGCCAATTTATAAGAGAAGAACAGATGACGATATAGACGATTTATCTGGTGTATTAGTAACAGAGTTTTATAAGATAGAAAAGTTAATATCAAGTGACTTTTATAGAATGTATATAATGAAGCAGTTAATTTCTTCCGTTATTAATAACAGGGAGATTTATTTAGATAAAGATACAAGAAGCACAGCTGTTTTGAATTTTAAAAATGATATATTAAATGCTATTGATTCTATTGCTAAATTTTGTAATCCAACTGTAAATTGGGAAAAGTTATTGTGTTGTATGTTATGCTTGAGTAAATGTATTGAAAATATATGCTATGATAAACTTAAGTCTTTATCTGTGTTAAAGAAGGCTGATTATAATAATATGAGACTAAAGAATACAACAGAGATTTATGAGGCAATTGAAGCAAATATTCCATCACATTTTTTTATGGATGATAAGACAGTTGTTTATGTATGGGATTGTATCCAGCAAAAGAGTTACAAGACTACCTTAAATACAGAATTGATTAATGCTCTTAATGAGAGTCATCCATTTGAGAGGGGGACAATATTATATGAATTTATCTCTTCAAAAGATTATTAAATAAAATAAAATATAAAGTGGTATATTATTTATAAAAGTTATAAATAATAATGAGTCTATTGGAATTAGTAATGATAGTTAAAAACTCTGGTGAAGTACTGAGAGAATGTTTATCTTCAATAAAACCTTATATTGATAAATGGACTATATTGGATACTGGAAGTGTTGACAACACAATGGATATTATTAAAGAAGAATTAGAAGGCATAGAAGGAAATCTTTATAGAGAAGATTTTGTTGACTTTTCAACTACAAGAAATAGATCGTTAGAGCTGTCTTCTAAAAGCTGTAAATATACAATTATTCTTGATGACAGTTATCAGTTACATGGTGGCGATAGTTTAAGAAGTTTTCTGAAAAAGGATAATAATTCTTCATATTCTATTAGAATAGGAAGTCTTATTGGAAAAAAGCTATGTTCTTATTATTATTCTTTGCGTATAATTAAGAGTGAAGAAACTCTTAGATACAATGGAAAGGTACATGAATATATCCTTGATAAAGATTCAAAGTATCTTTCTAATGATATTTTTATCAATGATATTCAAGATAATGAACATGGTGTAAGAAGTAGAAATCGTTTTAAGAGGGATATTAAATTTTTGCTTGAAGATTACAAGGAAAATCCAAAAGATCCAAGAACGCTGATGTATTTGGGTAAAACCTATACTTTAATTAAAGAATTCGAAAAGGGGTTGAGTTATTATGAAAAGATGAAAAAATTAGATCATATAAATGATGAATATAAATTTACTGCATATTACGAGTCAGCCTGTTTAGATTTTGGAGAGGTATCTCAGGATAGCGATAAATTCAGAAGAGATTTAATGTTTATTCAAAAAATGTTTCCTTTAAGAGCTGAACCTTATTATAAATTGTGTGTATTTTTATATGAGAATGCAAACCATTATACTAAAAATTATGATAGTATTGTAAAGATCACAGATAAACTTATTAATATGACTAAACCTGAATTATATCTTACTATCTTGGATACAGCTATTTATGATTACTATGTTCCTTATATGTACATCGATACACATCTAAAAGTTGGTCAATTTGATAAGGCAGTTGATAAATTAAAGGAAATGCTTGAATTATATCCACACGATCAACCTCTTCTCAATATAAAATATGCTATATGTGATAAAAGTTATCAAAAAATAGAATCTTTATCAAAAGGGAAAACAATTGTCATTCATACAGGAGCAATCGGTTGGCATTGGGATCCACGTTCTAATATAAAGATTTCAGGGTCAGAGTATATGGCAATGAACTTGGCCAAAGAGTTTGTAAAATTTGGATATAGAACATTTATTTTTGGATCGTTTGAAGATGAGGAAAACGGTATAGACTATCAGGGGATATATGATGGAATACAGTATATTGACTATAAATTATTTTCAGAGTTCTCAAGTAAATACATTATTGATTATTTAATTGTGAGTCGGTTTGTTTCTAATCTGGTTTACTATGATAATATATTGAATGTTTATTTATGGGTTCATGATATTCTTCCACATATGTCTAATAATGCCCCAGTTTTTCAGACACATCTCGTAAAGTTTAAAGGATTTATTGTTTTGAGTAGTTGGCAAAAGAAACATGTTATGGATCATATTGGAGTTCCAGAAAACATGATGATCATGTCAAGGAATGCTATATACAGTGAAAGATTTTTAGATTATAAACCAGAAAATAAGACACCTTATCGTTTTATTTATATAAGTGATGCTTATCGTGGGTTGGATCATTTAATCGATATGATGCCTAAAATTAAACAAAGATATCCACAAACGACTCTTGTTATTTATACCAGATTAGAACACATAGAAGAAAAGGTTATGGAAACAATTAAATCTATGGATTATGTATCTTTAAATTCACGAACATCTCAAGATGTTATTAAAGATGAATTATTAAAATCTGATGTATGGTTATATCCAACTAACTTCCCAGAGACCTATTGTATTTCTGCATTGGAAGCAATGGCAGCTGGTTGTTTAGTTGCCGGTGTAAAGTATGCCGGTTTAACCGATACTGTGGGAAATAGAGGAATAATGGTAAATCATCCAATTGAAGAGAATAAAGATGAGTTATTGGAGAAAATGTTTTATGTTATGGATAGACCAGAATTAAAAGAGAGATATGTAAGTAAAGCAAGAGAGTGGGCAATGAATCAGACATATTATAATTTGGTAGTAGAGTGGTTGAGAATGTTTAAGAGTGGTTAATTAAACAAAATAATTTTATTTATAGTTAATAAAATTATATCTTAAAAAAATACTATAATTTATTTTTATAAATAAATGGCAGCAATAGCGGCAATGGGTATGGGTATTGTCTTTGATCATAATGAATTCAAAGAAAAATTAAAAACGATAGTTACTAATAAAATATTAACTACAAATCTGGAAGATTTAGTAGAAGATAAAAAATTAACTAAGATATTAAACAATAAATATCTATTAAACGAAATTAAAACTTTTACATCTAATATGCCTGCTGCACTTGCATCTGGGCAACAGGGGTCGGTATTTGAATTTGGTAATTTTATATTAAAACAATCAAAAATATGTCCTAATAAAAATAGATTTTATAATATGTGTAAAATGTCAGAGGATGATGATCCTCAATATAATACAGTTAATACAGATAAGGATAATAAACAATATGACATTCCACTTTATATATTAGAGATTTTGACAGGAGTTTATATATCTAATAAAATTAGTCCATATACAGATGGATTTTGTAAAACTTATGGAGGTCTATATGATAAAAAAAATAAAATAACCTATTCTTTACAAGAAAAATTAGTACCTACACCTGGATTGGGTAGAGGATTAAAAATTTTTAATATGTCAGCTTTTTCTTATACACATTTTTTATTTGAAATGTTATCTACGTTGCTTATAGCGCAAAATAAACATTGTTATACACATTATGATTTACATATTGGAAATGTTATGTTTAGAGAAACACTAGCAAGTATAGATAGAGAATATACTGGAGGAGATTTTCTTAACATGAATAATATTGGTGGTCCTAGACTATCATTAAAAATAAAAATTCAAAATCAATATCAACCTGTTATAATTGATTATGGATTATCAAGATTTTCATCTGAAAATGTTATCTTCCAACCTTCTCAAAATTTTAGAGTTCCAGGTTTTATGGGTCTTTATATGGATAATCATTTATTTAATGCATACTATGATATGATTCGTTTAATAAGATCTTTTATGTTAAACTCAAGAAACCCAGATGGAAGTCTGGTGAATGAACCAATTTATGTTATATCATGCTATCTTTTATGTTTTATATTTAATTTACCTCATAATGATCCAACAATTCAGATAACTTATATTAACTATCTATTTGATGGTGATACAATAAACCACCATCGTATTATTATGGATAGATTTAATGTTATCAATAAAAATAATATATATAATGTTTTATCATATTTGGCACACTGTATGGAAAATAATAATTTTATATATTATCATAATACACCATCTTCTATCTATTTATCTCATCCTACTATACCTTTAACTCCAGATTTAAATACAACAGTTTCAGTTACATTAAGTACGCCTAATGATGCACAATATAATCCTAATAAAGTTAAAAGACATATTCTTAAAGAAAAAAATTACACAAGTTATCCTTTACCTATTGTAGTTTCATCTCCTGGTGAGTCATTAGGTGGGTTAAGTCAAAATTATGCATGGCAATATAATACTTATACTCTTTCAAGAACAACACTTGGGTTTACAGGACAAGGTTTTATTGTACCTGGAATTGATCCAAAATGGTATAACTTATATCCAAACTATCACAATTTAGGACAAAGCTATAAGGACGACATTAGTATAGCATGTGCTGTGATGCCCCAGCCATATTTAATGGAATCTCCATTTATATTTAAGACAGATTGTTGTAACATAGATACAAAAAGATATTTACAAAACAAACTGGAAGGAATATCAATAAATGCTTCATTTTTTAATTGGAAAACAAATTTTGGTACAGTTGGTCCATTTAAAAAAAATCAATTATTAATAGATGACACTTCTATTCCTTATCATTATAAAAATGACTATGAGTATATTGTAATTGATAAAGATGGAAATTTGACTATAACTGAAGACAGAAATATTGATAGTTTAAATTTAGATATAGATCAAAATTCATCTTTATTCATGGCTGGTCCCTTGCTTGTTAAAAATAGTCTACCTGTCTTTAATATGGTAAAAATATTAGAAACTTATTCAGTATATGAACCACCTATTCCCAATAAAGTATACTATAAATATCTACAATATAACGAAGAGCAAAGACCTATTCCTGCTAATGATAGATTAGAAACTATTCTTACACCAGCTAAATATCAATATGCCCTTACAAACGGTCTTACCCCACAAATATCTACTGCCAATATTGATGATTATGATAGTACACACATACCACCTGTACAAACTATAAATACTTCTGTAATAAATGTAAGAAAATCATCAAGTCTTATAGTTGGAGAACCTATTCATGGTGCAAGTCCAAATCCAAGATCTGTTTTAGCAATAACAAATAACAACCTTGTTTTATTTTTTGTTTTTCCTGGAAGAGACGACGGATTTGGAACAACACCTGCTAATTCAACCCAATCATCAGGATTAGATTTTGTCGATCTTTCATCTTTATTGTCTAATCCAAGTTTATTAACTCCGCTTAACTTACCAGCTGCTACTCAAATAGTAACTGCTATTAATTTAGATGGAGGAGGATCGTCATCAATAGCTATAAAAGAAAGAGGACAAAATTTTATTAAAATAAGCAGTAGAAATTCTACAAGTTCATACCCAGTTGGAAATGTTCTATCTTACATATTTGTGAATGAATAATTAAAATTCTCTTATTCTCTTATTCTCTTATAGATGATAAAAGCATGGTATAATATTTACTATAAGAATTATCACCTCTAAATACATTACATAACTCCTCTATAATAGGAATATATTGTTTTTTATTACTATGAACATCCATGGGATTCAATATTGGTCTATCTACATATTTTTTCAAATCATAATAAATCTTGACAATTTCATCATCTATTTTATATTTAACCTTAGCCTTCTCAACTATATGTTTTTGAGAAATATCTTTAAGTCTTTTATCCTTTAATTCTTTCAATTTGAGTTCAAAATATCTCTTATTCTTTAACTTCTTATCATTCTCTTCTATATTAACTACTTCAAATGTTATTTTATCATTGGTCTTAGATATAATAAACATATATCCCTCTTTTAAATATTTTGAATATTCCTTACCAACATCTATACCTAATTTAAAATCATTTTTTAAACGGGTTATAGAATTTTTTGAGCTGAAATACTCCTTTCCAATTATATTAATGGATATAATGGACATATTTTATATACAAATTTTATTTATAAATTAAGAATTATAAATAAAATTGATTTTTTTATTTATAATTATATTCTAAACAAATAAGATCGAATATTACCAAACATATTTTAAAATGTCTCGTCCGTATAATCAACCAAACACAAATAAAGGAAAAGGAAAGTCTTCAATGTACCTAAAAAAGACATTCGACTTTGATATCCCACAAAATATTATGACATCAATATCAAAATGGCTTGATTGCTACAACTCGACTATTTCACAACTAACAAAAATTAAATCAGAATATGAGCTTGATAACAAGATTAACGATACCAATCTTGTTACAAGCTCTATCAAAGCATCAAATTCATGCAAGAAATCACAAAATGAAAAGATTAAACATGAAAAAGATATCTTTACATGGCTTTCTATAAAAGAAGATCAAGATATCGATTACTTCTCAACAAAAATATCAAATCTCATGTATATTGATAAAAATGTTATTATTAAAAATTATGTCGACCCCTATAGATTAGAAAATAATAAAAAAGTTTATAACCCTGATTATAAAAAAACATTTCAACCACCCCCATCATTTGCCAAACCATATCATAACTCTTTATTAATTAAACCAACTCCTAAACAATCAACTGATGTATATAAACCCTCTCCTGTTCCTTCAATTGTTAAACCGTCTCCAGAAATTCCTAAAGTAGTAGAAAAAATTTATAAGGATGCTTGGGACGATCATTTTTCATAAATAAAAATTTATATAACATTATAACATTATATATTCATTTAATTATGAATATATAATTACTTTTTAACTTGAATTCTCTTATATTTAGGCGACTTTCTTTTAGGCGACTTTCTTTTAGGTGACTTTCTTTTAGGCGACTTTCTTTTAGGCGACTTTCTTTTAGGTGACTTTCTTTTAGGAGACTTTCTTTTAGGCGACTTTCGATTTTTAAAGTCATATGAAGGTGGAGGATAATAATGATTTATTACGATCTCTTCATCAAAAGGAGGTGGTGGCATATCAAAAAAAGGAGGTGGTTGTGGAATATCAAAATGAGTTAGATTTATGTCTCTTTGTTCAGCTACTTTATTGGCAAAAAAATTGATACATTTCACATCTTTATGCTCATCTGTTACTAATAAATAGTCGGTTATCCAATAATAATCTTCTTTTGCCATTTTTTTTGTGATACTATCTAATTGAGTGGACTTTCCAAAATCTATTAATTTTATGGATCCATTTTCATCTAACATAAAATTATAAAGATGAGCATCATTATGGAGAATTCCAATCTTATGTACTTCATTTAATAGATTTGCTGTTTTAATAGCAATTTCTTCTACTAAAGTGTTGTTTTCTATATTACAAATATCTAACAAAAGATCTTTTAATGTGTATTTAAATTTTTCCATAACAATTGAACCTTCTTTTTCTGTTCTATCTATTTTTACAATTCTTGGAGCAAGATTAATCTTGCTTACTTTTAATTGAAGTTCTATTTCGTTCATAAAATTTTGAGGAGTATTATATCTATCAAAAGTAACAATTTTTGTAACATATTTACAATTTTCTATATCAATATGTTTTTCATCACAACAAGAGTTATATACTTTTGCTTCCAAACTTGCTTTTCCTATCCTTTTACCTATTCTGTAATCATCAAGACATTCCATTTTTATTATAATCTAATAATAAAAATTTATTTCATAATATTTTCCTTAATATAATACCAACCAGAGTCAGAAATCATCTTCGATAATATCATTCTTATTTTCTTTATCTCCCAGTACGTGAGCTGATTGGTACTCTGTAGGTCTTGATTCAAAAAAGTTTGTTTTTGATTGCATTCCAATAGTCTCCATGAAAGCAAATGGATTTACCTTATTATATAATCTCTCATGTCCCAACTCTACTAAAAGTCTATCAGATACATACATAATATAATCCATCATAGAATCTTCATTTATTCCAATAAGTCTGACTGGAAGAGCATCAGTATAGAAAGATTTACAGATTTCTACTCCCTCTTCAATAATTTTATATACTTCCTTATTTGTTAGTCTATTTCTTAATAGTTTATAAATTTCTACTCCAAACTGAACATGTTGTCCTTCATCTCTTGCAATAAATTCATTAGATTTAATTAGACCAGATAAAAATAGACGACCATTAGACTTGAATTTCTTCAACCAAAAAATACTTGCAAAGGCTCCTGAAAAGAATACCCCTTCTACGACACAAAAAGCAACAACTCTGTGGGAGAAAGAAAGATCACTATCAATCCATTTCATAGCCCAGTCGCTAATCTTCTTAATAGAATCAACTGTCTTGATAGAGTTAAATAGTAAAACTTTTTCATCAGAATCTCTGACAAGATTATCAAGCATAATAGAATAACTTTCACTATGGATATTCTCCATCATCATTTGATAAGTATAACACACAGTTGCCTCCATAGGAACAAGTTCATTAAGAAAACGAGTTCCAAGATTAAAATTAACAATACCATCCGATGCTGCAAAGAATCCAAGAATACGCTTAATATAATGTTGTTCATTTTCAGAAAGACTTTCAAAATCTTCTCTGTCTTTAGAAAAGTCAATTTCTTCAGCTTTCCAAAAAGAAGCCAATTGATTTTTATAAAGTTCCCACAGACTTGGATAAGTAATTGGAAACAAAGTAAAACGACGTGTTTCCTGGTCTAAAATAGGTTCATATTCATCCATCTGAGACATTTTAATTGTTCTTCTTTTATTATACTTATTTTTTTAACTTGATATTTTTTATTTATCATTTTTAAATATATAGATAATATTATTATTATTTATACTTCTTTTCTACACATGGGACATATATTATTATGATTAAACCATTCGAATATGGTTCCATTTTCACAACAATTTTTTTCATCACCATGAAAGTAATGACCACATTCTAATCTAATACATTTATGATTATATTCAATATTATCCTGACAAATCGAACAAATCTCCTTTTCATCTTCTTTTACTTCATTAAAACTATACGTAAATATTTTATCTTTTAGACTATTTACTTTTGCTTTTTCAACAGGTCTTCTCTGTATATTTGTTTCAAAAAAGTTAGGAGAAATAACCGATAATAATGTATTATACATATAAAGATTAAGTTCTGAAACTGTTTCTGGATCTCGTCTCTCTATTGTACAAAATTCTAAAAAATAGTATACATTTGAACATGTTAACAAACTTAAATCTCCAGTGTTTCTCATATAAAAATCAGCAGCTCTTGTATACATATCTTCATCTGATATATAATATCTACAGTAACAATCATTTCTAAACATTAAATAAAACTGTTTTTTTGTTGGAAACATTCTATTATTATTTCTTCTAAAAATATGAATTTTATTTAAAAAATCTAAATGAGTCATTATTGTAGCATTCCTCCAATAATTATCTTTAAAATGATCTAAATTTTCATATATTTCTTCATCAGATAACTGCTCTAATAAATTCGAATCCATCGAATCCATCGAATCCATCGAATCCATCGAATCCATCGAATCCACTAAATCAAAATATAGCAATGAAAATGCTGTATTAAACGACATTTTTTATTCTCTTTAATTTTAAATATAATAATCTTTAAAATTATTATATTAATATATTTTTTTTAAAAATATGGATAAGGTTCATCATCATCGCTATCAGGAATATCTCCCCAACATCTAACTTCTAAAATAGGATCATAATACATTAACTTTATATCGATAAAACATTTAATATATTCTTCTCTATCAAACACTCTCTCTTCTTCACTCTTTTTCTTTTCCTTTTTATTGCACTCTTTATAAGACTTTTTTACCACCTTTTTTTGTTCATCAAACAATGAAATATTAAGTCTTTTCATATCATCCTGAAAAGCTCTTTTGACATATTGAGTTTTTGTCTCGATTGAATGTTTAAAATAACACTTTTTGTCTCTAAGACATTCTTTATCCCACTTGCATGTAATAGGATTAAGTTCCTTAAATGTATGAGCATATACACATTTTACCCCTTTCTTACATTTACCAAGACCAAATAAACAAAATTTTGTATACTTTGTATAAATCTTATCTGAACTCTTTGGTCCCTTAACATCACCAACTTCGACGTCAACAACTTCATCAACTTCGACTTCGACGTCAACAACTTCATGTGAAGGGATATTATAAATAATATTATTATCTGAAAAACAAACAGACTTGATCATTATTGATATTATTGATATTATTGATCAAATGTTAAGATAAGATTGATTTTTATTTATTTTTATAATTAAAAATCAATTTTAAAAATAAATATGGGTAAGAGTCCAAGTTTAGATGTAATAAATAAAAATTTTTCGACTATAAAAGATAAGTTAAATAAGAAAAAAAAAATAAAAATTTTATTTGTAATCTTGTACTTATTATTAACTTTATATTTACTTATAAGATATAAACCAAAAATGATATGCCATGATACTAAAGACTTTATGGAAGATAAAAGAAAGATATCTTATAGTAAATTCATATTGTATTATTTATTTATCCAAATTCCTCTATTTTTATATATATTTATATAGAATTTTTACTTAATCTTCTTGATAGAACAAAGTTATTAATAAAAAATAATAGGATAGAAAATACAACAGATTTTGCCGCTAATCTATAATAAAAATTATCTATTCTAACAATCTTTTCGATAATTCTATCAGATATTGGCATGGATAATATTACAAATAATATAGTTGCAACAATAATATCTTTAAAATTAAGCCACGTTTTTTCTATATCTTTTGGACTATTCTTCAATGTTTTACTTGGATCATTCAAAAGATTCTTTTTACTTTCATTACTTTCATTACTTTCATTACTTTCATTACTTTCATTACTTTCATTACTTTCATCACTTTTATCACTTTCATTAGTTTCACCACTTTTATTACTTTTATTACTTTTATTAGTCTTATTACTTTTATTACTCTTATTGCTTTCATTATTCTTATTGCTTTCATTATTCTTATTGCTTTCATTATCTTGTTCAGGATAAAGCATGTCTAATAAAGTTTTTTCTTTAACACTAAGCTCTTCATCATCTGTTGGTAAATTTTTTAGCAAATCAGCATTTTTAAAAATGGACATTATAGATATTTATAAAAAATAATTACCTTTAAAATCTTTTTAAATAAATAATTTTATTAAAATGAGCTTAGATATAAAAAAATTTAAAAAGATTCTCCAAAAAAACGATATTTCTATTGTTGAATATTTTCGTTTAGACGGTAAATGTGCACTAATAAAAACCTTTCTAAATAATATATGTGAGTTTGTTTTAATATACGTTTCAAGTAAAATACGATTTAAAATAGAGGGGGATAATGTATATGATATTATTGAAATGGAAGAGAATAATGATCTAAACGATTTAGATGATTACTCTAATACTTCTAAAGTACCAAACATGGATAAAATAGATGAAGAAAAAAGTGTTTCTAAATATAATGAACTAACCAAAAAATATAAAATTAATATTTCTTTAGAAGAATCAGATGAGCCTATACCAAGAAAAATTAAAAAACAAATAACCAGATTAAAAATACCATTTTCTTCTTTACAATATGACATAGCAACACAAAATAATAAATATATAGGAGTTTCATTTGGAGACTCAATAAGTATATATCATATAAAAAATTATAATTCAAAAAACCAAAAACAAATCTTATATTTATCAAATATAACTGACCTTATTGAAAATATAGAAGAAGTAAATGATAATATACAAGTAATCAAAAAACAATTTTATGATATATTAAAAAATGTATCATCTTCCAATTTTAATACAATCTCATCTGAAAATAAAAGATATGAAGATATTTATCAAAATATTTCAATAAAAAAAGATGAATACTTTAGATCTATCGATGAATATAAAAAATTATACCAAACAATAAAACAAAAAGAAGATACAATTATCAATAACTATCAAAAAATGTTAAAAACAGAAGATTCAGTAAAACGATCATCTTTAGAACCAAAATATCAAAAAGAAATGAACGAGTTATTCTACACAAAAAATGATATAATAAAGAAAGGAATTGTTCTTATCAGCAAATATCATAAAACTGTACTTATAACAGAAGAAGTATCATTTGATAACTCTATCATGATAGAAAGAGTAAATAAAAATTTTGATATACTTAAAGAAGTATCATAAGTATTAGAATTATTTATATATTTATCCATAATATAAATAATTATGGATTATGATGAGATCATATCACTAGGAAGCAATTGTTCTCCTGGTTTATCTCTTAGGTCAATTAATAAAAAAAAAGAAACTTATCCATTTGATTGGGTTAGATCTAATTCTAAAATAATTTATGATGTTTTGTTAGACCATGGAGAAAAATACACTATATTTAATAAAAAAGATAAAGATAGTAATGAATATTATTTAAAAAATTTACACTCCTATACCAATCCAAACTTTAGTAAAAATCATATCAATTATTATGGACAACACTTTACTCATTATAGATTACTAATTCGACGAAAAATGCCGACAAAATTCCCACCTTCCGGGTGGGGAAATTCGATTCTTATTTGATTAGGATTGTTGATATTTTGCACTTCCCAAAAATACTGTAGAGCTGTCTGTTATATACTATAAAAGAATGCTAAAACTAGTTTTAGAAGCTTTAACAGTAGGTGTATCTACAGTTATTATGGGATTACTTGTACATTTCCTATTTGGATATCACTCAAAACACGCTCATAGCGATAAAATGAAACAAGAAATGTTAGGCCTTGCAGTAACCTTATTTTTTACAGGAGTTTTTCTCCATTTATTATTCGAACTAACAGGCCTAAATTCCTGGTATTGCAAGAACGGAAATGCTTGTCAGAATAATTAATACAGAACGATCGCTCAAGTCCCCTTGGGACGATATCACATAGCTCAAGTCCCTTTGGGACGAGATTTAAGAAATTGGCAGCATATTAAATCTCACACGTTTCTTATCCTCTTCATATTTCTGATCTATACTCTTAGGAGATAATAAAAAATATAAACCTACTCCTACTCCTACAGCAATTAAAGAAACTACGACTCCAATGATTATTTTATTTTTTCTATATTCACTATCTTCATATCTTTTATTATATATAGTAATTCAAGGAGGAGCATAATATCTATTTTGACTTTCTAGCCAATCAGATATAGACATTTTATTATATTAATTATAATTAAATCTTCATTCTCAGTATATCTAGAGATATATAATCATCGTCTTTATCGTCTTTATCGTCTTTATCGTCTTTATCGTCTTTATCGTTATTTACCTTCTCGCGATAATCTCTTAGTTTAGAAAGAACAAGAGTCTCTACTACACTCATATATTCCTCATTCTTACTTGTAAAGCATATGAGGAGAGAAGACATTAATGTATAAAATATTTTATACATTAATATAAAATATTTTATACATTAATATAAAATATGTTCTCAATTAATAATCCTAAAAATTCTTGTAAAACAAAAACGGTAAAAACCTCAGTCCAAACTGGAATTGGTCCAGGTTCTAACTTATTTTTCTCTAACGGTGTCTTGCAATCAAATTGCTCTAACCAAAGCGTCCCCAATTTAGAATGTATTATCAACTCTACTAAAGAAAAGTTAACTTATGACATATACGATCCTGCAAGAAATAAACCCATTCCACCACCTCCTTGTTCTGGCCTTCCATTTATCATACAAATAAATACAAATAATACTAGTGCTGGGTCAACATCAAATAATCAATTTAAAATACCAATGGTTTTCAGTGGAAAATATAATTTTATAATCTATTGGGGAGATAGTTCCATTAGTGCAATAAATTCGTATACAAGTGGAAATTCAACTCATACATATGCATCTCCAGGAATTTATACAATAATAATAGAAGGAACATATATTGGTTGGTCTTTTAATAATACAGGGGATCGTCTAAAACTACTTGATATAGTACAATGGGGCGATTGTTTCCGTTTGGGAAAGACAGAGGGAGGATACTTTTATGGTGCTTCTAATATGAGTATAAGTGCAATAGATATGCCAAATTTAACAGGAACAACATCACTCTTAGATTGTTTTAGAGATTGTAGTGTAATGAATAGTCCCAATCTAATAGGATGGGATGTCTCTGGTGTTACTAATATGACTAGTATGTTTGCTGGAGCAATAAATTTTAATCAGAATATTGGGGAATGGGATACAACAAATGTTACTAATATGTCTTCTATGTTTCAATCATCTACTGCATTTAACAATGGAGGTTCATCTATGGCATCTTGGTCTGCTCCTAAATGTACTAATTTTGTAGCTATGTTTCAGTCAGCAACATCTTTTAATCAGCCCCTAACTTCTCTTGTTAATACATCAGGTGTTTTAGGATGTACTATGACTAGTATGTTTGCTGGAGCAATAAATTTTAATCAAAATATTGGAGGATGGAATCTTTCTAATGTCACAAATATGGCTTCTATGTTTTTAGGTTCAACAAATTTGGCTTTAGCTTCTAAATTTAATAATGGTGAAACGGGTCTATCTACAATATCGGGAAGTGTCAATTTAGCTACTTATAACGCAAACACAAGAGTGTTAAATTGTCCGGGCGCCACTTTTACAACACAATTGTCTGTAGGTGATATTATATTTTTAGAAGCATCTTCTTTAATAATTTATTATGGAATTATACAAACAATCTCTTCTAATACATCGTTAACATTAACAGCTTTATCTACATTTATATTCTTTTCAGCTGGTCAAATTTTATCAATAAAAAAATCCGTTCCTGGAAATACTCCATTAAATTGGGATACAAGTAGAGTAACTGATATGGATAGTATGTTTGGAAATTGTATTTATTTTAATCAGGATCTTAGTTCTTGGACTACTCCTAATGTCACAGATATGAGTTTTATGTTTAATCAAGCAGTCGTATTTAATAATAACGATTCCCCTGGACAGTCTGGGAAGATTCTATTATGGGATACAACAAAAGTTACTAATATGATTGATATGTTTAGGTCTGATTTGGCTTTTAATCAAGATATAAAAACAACCGGTTCTTACTGGAATGTTGGAAATGTCACTAATATATCAGGTATGTTTCGGACAGCTCGTTCTTTTAATAAAAATATATCCAATTGGAATACATCAAAAAATACTTCTATGAGTGCTATGTTTTATTTAGCAACATCATTTAATAACGGGGAAGCACCTGGATTGTCAACTTCACCATTAAATTGGGATGTTTCTAATGTTACCATTATGGAAAGCGCTTTTAGACAGATTCCTTCTTTTAATCAACCCATAGGAATGTGGGATACAACAAAAGTTACTAATATGTCTCTAATGTTTCAATTGTCTCTAACATTTAATCAGAATATTGGTGGATGGAATCTTTCAAATGTTACGGTAATGTTATCTATGTTTCAATCATCTACTGCATTTAACAATGGAGGTTCATCTATGGCATCTTGGTCTGCTCCTAAATGTACTAATTTTGTAGCTATGTTTCAGACAGCAACATCTTTTAATCAGCCCCTAACTTCTCTTGTTAATACATCAG